TGCCCCGACCTTTTCAGTCAACTTCTGCTTCTCCGACGCGATAAGGGAAGCCTTAATCTGCTCTGTCAACTCCCCCACAGACTTAGTGGTTTCCTCAACCTTGTCCTTGAGGGCGTTGAACTCTTCAACTGTGACAGAATCCACGCTTCCCTCCTTAAACTCGTTAAAGCTTACAGGTTGCATCCCCTTTAAAAAGGGGAAGTTAGTAATTGCCCCGCTGAGCAGAACATTCTTGTACTTATGTCCACTCTCAGGGTCTGTCCATTCACCAAAATGCGGTGAGAAATATTTAAACGCACCTCCTTTTATGGCCTCACGGCCTTTATCCGTCCAGTTAATGTCAGCAAACAAGGCATGTTCACCATTTACTTGTTCTGGCCCTTTAAGAGACTTGAACCACCCCACAGCCCCTAACTCGTGTTTGTGGTCAACATCTACAGGGATCTGTTGCCCACGAACCTGAGAATTAAAGTGTTTGACCATCTCATTTAGATCATCAATTGTAATCTGAATGAGTCCGTGTTGTGGATGTTGAAACTCACCAGTCTTGATGATCTGCACGGCCTTACCAAGTTCTCCTAGCTCAACGCCAGTAAGCCACCCCTCCTTAAAGACCTCAGACGCTGCCGCTTCCCCAACCCCCGCTCCGGAAGCGTGTCGCTTTAAGTGTGTAGAGGCTTTCGGGCCGAACGGGGACTGTGGAGCACGAGCAAGAGCATTCCGTAGGTGAGGAAGATCTAACGCACCAGCCTTGCCGTGGTGTGGGAAGTGCCTCTTACTACGAGGAACAGTCTTACCACTCTCATCCTTATCTCCAGCTTCAACGTGAGCAAAAGCTGAGTCTGGAAGATCATTGATGTAGGCGGTATCCCACTCGGCAAACTCCAAAGCGTTTTCCAAAGCCTTCACAGCTTCGTCATCCTGGCCAGAAGAGAGGAACTCTAAAACCTTAAGAAGATCATCTCTCTTGTCGCGGGCAAGAGTTTGGAGGCCGAGTATCGATTCCTTAAAGTCCATATGCACGACCCCTAACTACGAACCCTCACAGTCTGTGGGGTTTCTCGTAGGACCCGCTATGGGGGTCACTGGCGGCCGCGCTGTAGGGCGGACTACGATTCGATTACATATTATATAGCGATCCAGGATACGTTGTCAAGGGGTCACGTCGTAGAACGCACGATAGTACGTATTTCTCCAGCTTCGATCAGCTTTGCTAAGTCTTTCAACGGGATTACAGTGATGTGGGCTTGCCCGTGATGTTTTCGCTTCACCACAAGACAATCTCCTTTTATCCATACAACTCTACTGCCACAATCATCGCAGAACACCGTAAAGCCACCGTTCTCTCTAGTTGATCGCATCTTTACTCAGAGGTTTCCTTATCAGTCGCGGATTCAAAATGCCCACCGTGATTGGTACAGTGCTTACTAGCCCTCTCTACGTCCCAACTACCCTTCGGGTAACGAAATGACTGAAGATCCGATCCACCATCAGACCGGAATCCGATTATAGTATGAGGAGAGGTACTATTATTACGGCGGAATTTTGAGAACTGAGTTGGTGACACGAGTCGGCACCCGTGCTCATTGGGAAATGGCATCGAGACCTCATCGTCAAAGATCTCATGTGTAATCTGGTTTACATGCACATCCCCTACATCTACGAACAGCCTCAGGAGCTTTACAATCGGGTCAAGAAACGGGTTGGGCATAGGTCTCCCTCCCTGGATATATGATCTCCACACCATTCGCCTTGACCACCATATCGTCAGCCAGGCCATTACAAAGCGAGAGGTCATAATCCGCCATCATCTTTATCAATCCCTCAAAGGAAGTCTGAGGCGCCCATCCGAAAGTTCTGATGGCCTTTACAGGATTAGCTCGACTCTCTGTTATATCCTCAGGTCTTAGAAGAGATTGGTCAATCTCTAAAATTTCCTTCAGTGGAATATCTACAGCCTTAGCTGCCTCTTCGAGAAGATCATCGACACTGTGCGAGATACCAGTTCCCAAAACGAAGTCATCTGGGTAAGATTGTTGGAGAATCTGGTGCATTCCCACCATGTAGTCCAGGGAAAACCCCCAGTCCCTTCTCGACTCTAAGTTACCCATACAGATTCTATCTTGTAGACCACACTTTATGCGGGCTAGGCTGCGAGTTACCTTCCGAGTCACAAAACACGGGGGACGTAAGGGAGACTCGTGGTTTGACGAAATCGCTGTACAGGCGAAGAGCCCGTAGTGGTCACGGTATTGACGTGTGAGATGTAGATCAGTTAACTTAGAAAGCCCATAAACGGACGCTGGCCGCATCTGTGACTGCTCACTTTGAGGGGATGGTACATTACCAAACACCTCTGACGATGATGCAACCACAATCCTAGCATCCGGAACTATTTGCTTTACTGCCTCGAGAACATTTATAGTCCCAAGGACATTTACTTCCAATACGTGTGAAGGTGCAACCCATGAAAGGGGGACATATGAAACAGCAGCTAGATGATATACCTCATCAGGTTTCCAGTCTGAAAGCGCCTTTATGAGAGAACCCGAATCAGTTATATCTCCTTCGTAGAGCTTGGCATAGCGAAGCTCACGAGTCAAAAGCTCACGTTTTTCAAAATCTTGACCTCTGAGAAGTCCGGCTACGTCATAGCCGTTTTGGTGTAGATATGGGGCCAGGTGTCTGCCGTCTTGTCCACCTATACCTGTTATAAAAGCTCTTAGCATCGATTTTCTCCTCCTTACCTTTCGGAGATACGTTTCTACTTCTGATCTCTACCGTTAAGAGGTGGAATTACTAGATCTGGAGCTTGTCTAGGTTGAACAACTATTACTGGTCGCGGGGCATCGGGCGGCGCTGCTGTAGTGAACTGACAACGACTCATATGTACCCACTCAAGAACTTTATCATCAGCAGTTACCAGGAAGCGATTACCCTGAACAGCAAGTACCCAACGCCCTATTTTTTGGTCATCGATCTTCACGACAAACGGTATCATGACCCGACTTTCTCCTCCTCTACCTTACCTTCTGAGGGATTTTTGCCATTTGGTGATGTTTGTGGGTTAGGTACCTCCTTCTTGACCTCTGGAGTCTCCTTCTTAAACTCGTCATCATCCAAATCTTCTCGAAGAGGCGGCAAACCGAGGACTTTACGGACAAATTTTACGTCATCACCACTAATAGGCCCCAAGTAAGCCGGGTTGCTATTCGCAATGTCCCGAATCGCGTTTATGAAGGTCTCCACATCGGTTTGGCCGACCTCATCGTGAACGATTTTCGGGAAATCAGTCAAATTCCCGAAGTCGTTCAGCCGGATTAGGGTCGGAACAAGAAATCGGTTAAGAGTTTCTTCAATATTATCAGCAATTGCAGTAATTGCGAGGTAGAAAAAGTCCCTCTGACCAGTCACAAGAGCTTGTGTACCGACCTTAACCTGCCCCAAGCGGATGAATTGAGCCAAGAAGCTCATCATAATCTCCGCTTGATATCTCAAAATCGACTTGTCGGTGTCGATTTGCTTGTTTCCAGGTGAATTTATAAGAGTAACTTCCCACCCGTTAGGTACCACGGCCCCAAATTGTTCATCTACCTTCCACCTCTCAATAAGATCTCGAGCTTTGTCACGGTCAGTAGACGTTGCCCGCTCAGGAAGTTTAACAATTAATGCCCCTGTGAAGTCCCTCTCAGCCCCAATTCCTTCGATTTCTTGAAGATTCTTCTTCATGTACCACGGCTGGTACGAAGCACGCAGGAATGAGTAACCTTCTGGGTTATTGCGAGCCCGCCGTGTACGGAACAGAATGGCTTTCTCGATGGGTATAATACGCTCCTTGAAGTCGGGTAGAGCTTGCTGCACCATCGCTCGAATCCCACCATTGTCATCAAGTTCCCAACGGAGCAGGCTGTCCTGGGCACGAGAGGCGATCTTACGGATCCCAATGCGGCCATCATTGTACTTGGAAGGAGGCTTACCGTTAGGGCCCCGGCGAAGCTTGTAAACTACTTCTTCATAATCCCATCCGTACTTAATCATAGATACAACATCAGAGACAAAATCCGACCAGGACAGACTCATATCATCCATACAGGTCTTGACAAACTCACGAGCTTCCAGGTCGTCAGGAGTTACACCGCCGGGCTCAGTACCCCACGATATAGAACGTAACAGGTCCTCAGTAGCACGAATAACTGACCCAATAGAGCCGTCATTAGAGGCCATTTCAGTATAGATGCGGGCTCCACGACGACCTCGTAATTCAGGCAGAAACTCCTCTGAGATTAGTCCGCCAAATCGCTTTAGACCAGAAATACCAGCCTCAACGTAGATGGATTCTCCACCTAGCTTCTCTGAGATCTCACCGTCGTTGACAATAACCTGAATCTTTGCTCCCTTAGGGATCTTGATAGTGCGTCGTTTCTTCTCAGGAACTACTGAGGGATCGTCAGGCATATTCTTCCACTCCAATCCTCATACATAAACACATAGCTCCCCTTATAGGAGTTTCTCGTATCCACTGCCAGTGAAGATACTGAATCCATCCCCACTCAGACACCGTATATCCCTCTACTTTATTGATTGCAGTCGGACAACTACTGACTCTATACTCTGAAGAAGTTTTGTCATCATTGAAGGTATGGATCTGATTCATCTTCCCCATAGCTACCGTACCCCCCACTGCGAGAGAATCTCTTCCACCTTCCTGTAGGCTGACGGGTTGCAACCCAATCGAAACTAGCTTCATCAGGCGTTTCCTTCCGTTCACGCCATCTATTAAAAACAGCAGCAGTAGTATCAGCAGAGAAGTCTACCTCCCCCCCGATCTCCCTCAAGATACGTAAGGCGTGAGCCGTAGTATCTACCTGGTCAGTAAACCTACCTGGAAATACAGTGTGCTCCTCAATAAAATCATACACCCACGGTTTATCACGGGGCAGACGGCACTTCCCTGAGGTCTGTATTGGAGAGATAGCTCTTGCTCTCTCCCACTTGGACTCAGTAGGTTTTATACGTCTCACTGGGATGTCTGTCTCAGCCTCAAGTGACTGAATCAGTTGGGTCCCTGAGGATTTCTCCTCAACATGTACTTCGTGAGGTCTTTGCTCATTGTATAGAGTCTTGGCGGCTACGACCAAAACAGGATAAGGAACACGATCTCGCCACAAGTCTATAAGGTAATAATAACCATCCTCTCCTTTCCCCCAATGGGCTACTACAGAGTAGCTGGATTGTTCCTCCTCCTTCTGTGCCGTATCCAAAACCTGAATCCTGAAGAGCATATTTTCGGGCAAATCATCATAGTAGTCCCAAGCTTCTTCGGGGAACAGGGTATTACCCTCGTTCCTCGGATTTCCTTGATAAACCTTCTCAAACATGAGAGGGTCTTCATTGCGGATCTTAAGCAGCTTACGGGTAGTCCACTCCTTCGACCATGTAGACTTCCACAGCTTCTTCCCACAAGTACATTTCCCTTTATGGCATTCAGTACATCTTACAGCGGGGAACGTTAGCCAACGAACCCGCTGCTTCTTGTAGTAGCTAGCAACATCATCCTCATGCCAACGGGTCATAATGAAAATGGCTCGGCCA